GGTAATTTTAACAAGATAATTGCTTCGGTAACTAAACCCATTATTGCAGCAATACCTACTGCGGCTCTTGCATATTTTTGAACATCTGATTTTAATGTTTCCTTGAATGGTGTTTTAGCAGTAGTTCCAGTATCGCCAGTTATTCCACCAGTAGATGTTTTACCGCCCATTTTCTCGGCGGCTTTTTCAGCTTCATCACCGGCGTTCTTCCAACTTTTACCAATATCCTTTAATTTCCCACCTAATGTTTTGAAAATATCAATAGTGGATTTCGCTCCACCTAACACATGATAAAATTTAATTCCTAAACCACCAATGGCTGCACCGAATAATGCAATTCCACCTATTATCTGTCCAGGTTTAGTTGAAAAGAAATCTAATAATGTATGTCCTAAATCACCGAATGATTTTGTGATTGCATCAACAGTAGGTTTAACATCATTCCATGTGTCTTTTAAACTGTTCCAGAAATTGATGAAATGTTGATCATTCCATAAGTCAATCCACATTAATGAGAGTCTGTCCATTAAGTAGTATACTCCGCTTGTTAGTTCTCCTTGATTGAACTCTTTAAGATGTTGTGCGGCTTCTTCGGCTTTTGTGGAGTATTCTGTGATGTATTTGACTCGGTCTTTTTCGGATACTCCAGCTTCTTTCATTGCAGTAACGTGTTCGTTGATGTGTTGTAATGATGCGTATTCAAATTTCTCTCTTTCTTTCTCGGATTTAACAATTTGTTCTTGTGCTTCGGCTACTTGTAAAGACCAGTAACCTTGTTTTTCAGTATCCAAACCATTCTCATCATAAATACGATTACGTATACCTTGTAATTTTAAATTATTGGCTTCTTCAACTTTCTTATTCTGTTCATCGTATTGTTTGGATAATTCTTTTGCTAAATACAAGTCATCTCTGTTTTTCCTTGCAACAGCACGATTTTGAACTGCTTGATTATACTCTTCTGTACCTTTTGTTAATTTGTTGATTTTTTCAGTATAATCTTCAACGGTCTTTTTAGCACTATTATAACGGTCTTGTCCGTTTTCAAGCATATCGTTAAAGACACTAATCTTCTTTTTAATGTTATCTGCCCATTGAGCGACACTTGCAAACCAACTAATTAATGCAATGCTTGTTAAACCGAGAACTGCTATTTTTAACAGTTTAGTTGACGTAATAAGTGATTTTAAAGTTTTACCCCAAGTTGCAGCAGATTTTTCTGCGACCACTTCACCATTTGCCAAGTAAATCAACTTTTGGCGAAGATTGCCAGTTTCAATAATGGCTGCTTTTTCTAATGTCAAACTTCTCTCTAATTCGACTTTACGTGCCATTATAGCACTTGCTAATCCATGTTCTGCTTGTATTTCTGATTTAACTCCTGCCAATCTTCCAAGTATAGATTTACCTAATCCAATATTGGAAACAGTAGCTGCTTCTGTTCCACTAATTGTTGCAGTTAATGTTTTCCAGAACCCATGTAAAGCAACATCAGTTTTATTCAAACCGAATAAAGCAGTACCGAAACTCCTACCCCATCCAAGAGTAGCAATTTCCGCTAAACCCATATTACGTTTCAAAATCATCAAGGCAGTAGAAATACCAGTAAAAGCACCAAGGAAACCTCCACCAATTGTTAAAGTTTGACCGAAACTTCCCATGCTTTCAAAAGCAGATTTCAAACCATCAATAGCTCCTACCATAAAGTTAAAAGAACTTACAATTGCTGGTTCAACAGTAGTGATTAAATCCGCTCCAAACTCACTAAATCTTGATTTAGTAATGTTAATTACATCACTTACACTTGTTGCTTTGGCGGCGAATAAATCCCAATGCCTATCTTCACCGGCTTTCTTTAAAGCTTCTAATAATCCAAGAATATCTTCTTTCTCACCACTCCAACCATATTTACCAGTTAATTCCTCTTCACCAATACCGGTTTCCATACTTAACCTACGGAACTCACCTTGCAAAATATCTTTAACTGCTAATGCGGCTTCCTCACTTGTCCTACCTGCTCTCGCATACTCATTTTGCACCATTGCAATAACATCTAATGATTCAGCCATTTCTTTTGCAGATAGGTTAAATTCTAATCCTATGGATGCTGCGGTTTCACCTAATGAGTATTTGTTGATTTTTTGGAATTTGTCGATGGTTTTATCTAATTCATTATTAAATATTTTTATTCCACCGGCACTAACATTCTCGTTTTGTTTGAGTAATGATTCCATTTCGGATTTAACTTGATAGGTTTGTTTTGCTCCTTCTATGAGGTCTGTTGCGAAGCCCCATAATGCCATTGCTCCCATAGCACTAACGATGGTTTTAACAGATATGATAACACTTCTTACTTTCTGCAAGTTACGGTATAAACTGTTACTGTATTTTTCAGCACTACCCATGGCAGTTCCGAACTCACGCATACTTGCTTGTCCACTTTTAGTGGATTTAGTAACATTTTCAGTTGCTTTTCTTTGTCTTTCTAATTGGTTAGTAATTTCTGTAATGTTGCTGATATAATTACTATATCCTCCAACCGCTTGTCTACCGCTCCAATTACTTGTACCTTGGGCATTTAATTTATGCATTGCAGATGCTAATTGTACGGTTCTTTGATAGAATATGCTTTCTTTACCAACACCTTCCATCAATGCGAAATCGAATTTAGTTAAAATTTCAGTAGTACGTAAAATACTATTAGTTAATTTGTTATATCCTGTGGTGAGGTAACTTAAATTCTGTTGTTGTCTTTTAAAATGTCCGGAAGTTTCTGCATATGTTTCGTTTAATTTTGCATTTTCTGTCCAGGATTTTAATTGAGCTTGATTAAATTTAGAAAATATGTTTGTAGTAGACATTAACTCTTTTCTGTAATTGGCTAATGCCCTTAATGTCATGGAGAAAGTTTCACTTTGAGATAATCCTATTCCTGTTCCATTAAATTTAGAAATGTAATATTCAATTTCTTTGGCATCTCTTTTGAAATCAAGAGTTAATTTTTTTAATGTATTTTGTAATGCTTCTAATCCTTTTGGACGGATTTTCACATTATTTAACTCTTCTAATGCACTTTTTAAGGTTTTAGTTTCTTTGGTAATATCTCTAAATGATTTACCACCATTACTTAACTGTTCACGAAGAGAATTTAACTGTTTTTTATAATCTTCTGTTGTAGAACGTAAATCCTTAATTTCTTGTTTAAGTTTCTTAACATCATCACTTAAACCTTTCCCAGAAGTTTTTTGATTAAATAACTCCCTAATAGTTTTAACATCATCTCTTAAAGCTTCTATTGCATCTTCAAATTCTGATGTATCAAGGATTATCTTTGCAGAAACTGAACCTACCTGATTTACCATTAAATCATTCTCTCCATAATTAATTATACTAAAAAAAAATTAGGCACTACCCTCCAAATGGCAAAAATTGGAGGAAGCCCCAGTCAAATGTCGCATCTAAACCATTCAAAGGGATAAATGCCTAAAAAAGTAGAGTAAGGAATTGCACCCTACCAAAAAATACTAATCTACTCCAAAAATTTCATTACTTGACGCAAGTAATCTTCCGCATGATCTTCAATAGAATACTCATCAAAATCAGCCAATGAACCACCAAGATAATGGTGTCCTTCAAAATCTCTCGCTTTGTATTTTATGTCTTTATAATACTTGTCGATACCATATTCTTGATAATATGCGTAATCTCTTTCAAGAGGGTCTGTTGTATCCCGTTTATGAGATTTGTTAAACTCCCACCATGTATTGATTTTCCTACCCGTAAAACCGGTATATACTATTTCTAATTCGGAGATGTTTTCAGAATTAACTATCTTCCATAAACCCGGATTTGCACCACTCCATATTAAGTTTGGATTCCATCGAGGGATGACTTCGGATACCATATTGGTTAAATCCTCTGCCATGTTTTTAAGTAACGTATCACTTGCTTGATGATTTCTGATTTCCTGTTCAAGGTAATCAATGTATTCTGACAAGTTTTCCGTTACTTCAAAGTGCATCATGAGTACATCTCCTCGTATAAATCCCTCATATCATCTGAATCCTGCTGGTCATCCTCGGACTCATTAAACTTCCTATCCTCTTCCTCGATTAATTCTAATTCCATACAATACAACTTACTTGTTGTCCAAGTATCACATTGCCAAAAATCAGTTAATGTCCATCCTAATCCTTGTATACGATGTGCTAATAAACTGTATATTTCTATGAAAACAGATTCCACCATCCAAGTTACGGAAGTATTGTAAGGTGATGGGTTTACATCACCGTTATTCGCTTCCGAGTTGTTTTTGGGAGTCAAGAAAGTCATTCACGTCATCCTTAATTTCTTGACGTATCTTGGACTCTCTTTCTCCCACTATGCAAAGCTGATAATATTTTTCAAGATTACGAGCGATAATCACATCCACAGGTGTGGATTCTTTAAGGAACTCTTTTGCGGTTATTCCATCGAGTAATGTTTCTACTTTTTCCGCAAGGAATTTGTCAACGGTTTCGTTGAACTCTTTCATTGGACTGTTTTTGCTTAATTCGATTAAACCGGCTTTAACAGTTTCCAATTCATCAGTTAATTGTTCAATCTCTTCCAGTATAGTTAAGACTTTATCTAATTCCTCATCAGTAGAGTTTTCTTTTGATTGAATAACTTCGATTTGTTTGTTCTTTAAACTTATTTTCTTCTCTAATGATTCTCTTTTATCATCTAATAATTCAACTTCTTCGATGTATGTTTTTGCGATTTCATCGTATTCTTTTTCTGCTTTTTCGCTGAATTTTGTTAGAGTTTCATTAGTTACTCTTTTGAAATATAATTTTTTTTCACATATTTCGATTGCGACATCTGTAAATTCTTTTTTTGCCATATTTTACTTCCTCCTTTTATTATTATAACAAAAATGAAATCATGATAACAAGAGTTGAACTTGTTTTAATACCCAATCATGCTAAAAAAAATAAAAAATAGTATTTGCAACCTTAATCAGTTGCAAATTGAGGGTTATTTTCTAAAATATCAGTATCGTTTTCAGGATACCAATCTTCAAGGGAACAACCAGTTGTATCGATATGAGGACTTGCTAAATCAGTAGTCATCTGTACAGTCATGTAAGATTGAGTAGGTTGTTCGATACCTTTCCACTCGAAAGTGATTTCTTTGGCTTCGTTACCAGATTTTGTAGAAGTTACATTGGTAACTTCGGTTACTGGAACGAGGAATGCAGTTTTATAAGGTATACCAGTATTAATATAATAAGTTGTAACTGCATCTTGACCTGTACCGGTGGTTACTTCTTTGATTATGGTTTCGCCAGTACCAATAGTGTCGCTTGTACTGGTTCTAATGATGCTTCCACCTTCCATCAAGTATAATATTTGTTTTTGTGTGATTTCAGTAGAAACAATATGTCCATACTTATTGTAACATTCGTATTCTGTTTCAAAGTATTTGGTTTTGAAAACCCATGGCATTGTAATAGAACCGGTTAACTCACGTGCTCCCATGGTTTTAGTGTTTACTCCAAACTCATCACCATGACAAGATTGTGATTCAGCGTTATGGTTAACTGTTAAGGTTGCTTCTGTGAAACAATCAATTGGATTAAGCAACATCTGTTCCATAGTTGCTCCAACAGGTCCAATATAGACACTTGTATCATTTGCCATTACAGTTCTTTTCAAGTGATCTTCAAGTAAGTGTCTTGTTGGGTTAATACAGTTTACATAGTTGTAATCGCTGATGAATGTTGGTTTGATTTTTGGTAAGTCATCGGAGCTTAATGTTAATTCTAATTCGTTTATCATTGCATTGTTGAATATACGTGCGTCGGTTTCGGTTTTACTGAATCCATGGTATATTGTTGCTAATGGTAAATCGGTGTCCACATTTGGTGGCATTTGATAAACATGATTGTATACTCCACTAATGGTAGCGTGAGGTGTTATTGTTTTGTCTGGTAAAATCATGTAAATGTAATCTTCTAATCCTTGTCCGTATCTGCATCCATCTTCCCATGATGGAGATGATTCTGCGGATTTACGATAACTTCCCATGTCTAAATTAGCAGTACCTGTGTGTCCTTCGTCGGTTTCTGTTTCGATTTCGTTACCATCTTCAAAATCGGTTTGACGAATACCTACTAATGGGCAAGCTAATTGGGTTTTCTGTAATTCATCATCTTTAATTCCCATTTCGGTGTGATGATGACTTGCATTTGGTGCTAATTCCATCTTATTATTCCTCCTCTTCTATTTTTTCTTCTTTATCCTCTTTTTTAGGTTTTTTAACTTTCCTTTTTGGTTCATGATACTCCTCGTAAATTCCCATCATTTTAACCAATTTGATTAAGCGTTTGTTATCATTAGGAATTTCAAAGATAGTGCCGTTGACAATAGGTTCATCTGGTTTGAAAATTCCTGCTAAAACCAAATCAACATCTTTTATAGGAGCTTGACCTGTATATTTAAACTTCATAAATATCAATACCTAATTAAATAACTTAAAACAATCATTGAAGTGAATAGTTGCTTTGTTTCTTTATAACTGTCTACACTTTCACGATTATAGGCGAATCCTTGAACTGGACTGCCTTGTAAGAATTGAATGTAAGCGTTGGATGTTCTTTCAATGTTATCCATGACTTCTTTCATTTTTTCTCCGAACATGAATAACTGTCCAACAACTCCTTCTCTTCTTTCCTCGGTGGTTATTAATAGTACGATGTCTAATTGGCGTTGATAGTTACAATTGGTTTTATCCATTTGCCAATCCAAGGGTTTATAGACGATACAAGCTGGTGGAATGATATTAGCATCAACTTCTATGAAATCATAGTATATTGGTGTGTCGGCAAAAGTTTCTGTTTTTGAGATTTCGGTGCTTATTGCTTCTAATATTTCACCAATTTTACTATCATATCTCATAATAATCCCCAATCTACTCCGCTTGCTGTTGCATGGAATAGGTCATCATGCTCGTATTTGTTCTCTATGTTGCCTATGTATTCGGCTATTGCACCATTTACTTGGTTTAATAATCGTGTTGCGTAGTTGTCGGCTTCTGCCTTGGCTTCTTTCATTGGTTTGGCTTCGTATTCCCATCTTGATAGCCATGCGTAAGCTCCGCTTGCCATGTATACATATTGTTTTAATTCTTTTGGGATTTCTTTGGAGTATCTTCCGAGTTTCCCTAATACATGGTTTTCGCCAGTTATTAAAAAATTCTCAATATCTGATAGGGTATAGGTGTAATCGTGGCATTTGAAGAGTATTTTTGTGATTGTAACAGTTTTGTCAATAGTTAATCGTAATGATTTGACTCCTGTGATTTGTCTTGTTTTGTCTGTGAATCTGATGTTATCATCTAATTTAAATGAGATTATTGTATCATTATCATAATCCAAATCTTGACTATCACATTTTACTTGAAGCAAACTTAAATTTCCATTAACCAATGGTGAAAAATCCAATAAAATATCAGATGTATCTACATGAACACCATTAAAATTAATAAAAACCATCACCTCATCAACACCATTAAACTCCTCATAAATCGTAGGCACAACAATACCGTCATCAAAAATAACCATCTTCTCTAAATCACATGGCTCTTGACGATCAACCTTACTACGAGGAATCCACTTCAAAACCTTATAAAAATCAGACATAGAATATTTGGAGGTTTCCACACTAATATCACTCATAAAAACTAAACCTCCTTAAAAAAAATATTAAAAAAATTATGGAGCTTCATCAGAAATACTTATCCAAAAGCCCGCAGCAGTTTTACCTGCATCAGTATATGCTTTATAGATAGAAGTACCATCGGCTTTCGCAGAACTCCTAATGAAAAATTTCTGACCAACATATGATTCATCAGGAGTATTGGTTTTAACTTCCGCTTCCGCATAATTTCCTTTAATAACACCTGTGGATTCAACAGTACCTGAACCCCATTCGATTGTACCTTCCGCATCAGCATAACTAACAAAGTAATAAATAACTTTATCTCCTTCACTTGAAGATGATTCTGCTTCTAATGCTGCGATTCTATCTTCATGTTCCTGTAAGACTTTTGCGGTAGGGAATGCTTGAAGTTTCCTTCCTTTTATAATCCTGTGTTTAATTTTTTTAAACATTCGTATAATCCTCCCTAAAAAAAATTATAGAAGGAGTTATTTATACTCCGCTCTGGGTTAAAACAGTCATTTCTTTGTTTACTGCTAAACCTAACTCCACATCTAATTGATAACCGAAACTTTGAGGTTTTTTACTGTCATCTGGGTCTTCAAAGTAGTGAACGTTGATTATAGATGAAAGTGGAACATCAGGGTCATTTAACCTGTTATCGTTTTGGTTAATGTTGTAATACCAGATAGCTGGATGTGCGTTTCTGTCGATGGCTAATAAACCGGTGCTGATTTCTCTTGCAACGTTAACGTTTATACCGTTAGAAGTACCATCGAATCTTCCGCTTGCATTGAGGACTTTGTATAAATCTTCTGCTGCATCGTATGCGGTTTTTGATACGAAAATGTCGGTTGGACTGAATTGGTTTTCGTAGTTTTCCTGGTTTTCCATTGCTCTTTTGATTGCGACAATATCGTCATCAATGGATTCGTTACCAGATACCCATGCACCATCTCCGAGGGAGATAGGGTCTACTAATCCTGCACTTGCATCTAATTCGTAATAAGCGAACCTGTTAATCATTCTCATCATGGTTAAACCCATATCCCTAACAGCATTTTTGAAAAACGCATAGTTTTTAGGGTTTTCAGCAGACTCTTTGGTGAATTGTACT